ATTAAATTTCATTGCTGCTATTCCATCAATAGCAACTGTTTGAGTTGTTGTATCATAAAAAGAACCATAACATGGACTAAAGCTATAAGTTATTGGTGTATTTGGATTATACCCACTTTGACTTCTTCCAATTGTAGGACTTTCAATAAATGGTATTTGGCAAACATCTTTAGTGAATGGCTGACTGATTGTAAAATCAAAACTCCAACCTGCTATCTCATCTTCGTGAAAAGGCTCATAAATTGCAGATAAATTCACGCTTTCACTAACCTTCCATCCATATCCCGAATCATTCAACTGAGCAATTACATCCATAGCAACTTGCTTCATGTCTGAATGAATTTCAATTAAATTGCTACGATCCTTTTTAACTCTATCAACTAACCAAAAAGTAAAAGTAAAATCTTCAGTTCTTGATGCAAATGCATTAGAATCATAACCAACCCACCATGCAGGATAATTAGTAGTGCCACTTGTCGCAAAATCTTCAATAGTACCAACAGTAAAATTGTTGATTTGCCTATGCTGAGTAGCAATCTCGTTAAACTCTCCTATTATCTGATTTAATGTTCTTATTGGCATCTTCCTTTGTCTTTATATACTTTATTAATTTCAGATAATTGTAATATTCTTTTTGGTATTTTTTTCGTGATTTATTCACAGCCATAAGTACCCGGATTTTCTATTCGGTCTATTCGTGATACATAGTCATTCCTTCTGCCAGTATAAATACCACTATAAAAAGCATCCCTTCTAGGATAGATCGTATCAATTGTGCTGCCCGGATTATTCCATAAAGGATACGAACTTTCATAAGTAAGTAAGTATTTACGAAGTCTATCTGCTGAAAGTTCAGCATCAAACTCAAACTTTTTCATTATATCATCAAGTCTATTAAACTCAGTTGCAGTAACTCTTTCCGCATCTTTAACTCCAACATTACGGTTAGATAGTTTGTAAAGCAAGTATGGACTTAATTCAACTAATGTATAATTTAATAAGCATGGTACAATGTAATCATTAAGTAAAGTAAGATTAAGAGCAGTTAAAGTATTATTTTGAATTTGCCCTGCTATCTCATTATAAAGTCCTGAACCAATGACATAAATCAATTGATTCCTTTGCGCATTCTGAATAGCAATACGGATATACTTTTCATCTACGTTTTCATCAACGATTGAATTTTCTTTAACGTATTGATTTGATATAAAAAATATTTGTGCCATTACTTACGTTTAACTATTACTGATTTCCAAATATGTCTGCATGAAGGTGAATTGAATCCATCACCCATATTCCACCAACCACCACCGTACATAAATACATTTAATCCTACTCTGTTTGAAATTCTATCTATATCTGCTCTTGAATATAATTTATCAAGTTCCATTAATCGTTTGCAGAATGGTCTACTTGGATGTTTCAAACTATCTCTTTGTCCTTTTGGTATTTCGGTTTTCCAATCATAAAAATATCTTACTTCCATTTCAGACACCTTTGAATCTTCTGCCAAATCTTTCCCTTCTGAACTTACCTTTGCTTTTCTTATTATTTCACCCTCTTGTGACTTTTCACCCATCTCAATCAGGCCATCATTAATCATTTGCTCTATTGCTGCTGTAATTGTCTTTTCCTCACGTTTTAAAGCTTCGGCAATAGTTCTATCAGTTGCTAATGGATCTTTCTCTAAAATGGCTAATATTGACTTTTCTAATGATGTCGCATAGCTTTGAAAATCTTCAGGAGTTATGTCTCTGCTTTCAATAATGTTGTAAAAATCTTTTCCTTCTCCACATGCGCTAAATTCAGATATTATAACATCTTCAATATTATGCGAAGATAACTGCATTTGAGTAGTATCAACTCCTGCTGTTGGATTCAGTTCTTCCTTTTGTGCATCAGTCAATCCACTAAGTCCAATGATTGAACGAATTTCATCGTTAGTCATTTTCTCTAACACCTTTGTTGCAACTAATGGAGATATTACTCCAAGTGTATCAGCTAAATTACCTTCAGCTTTTTGTTCCTTTAATCTTGTAAGTCCAGCAAAATCTCTAATCTCATCCTTTGTCATGTAAGCTAGTACGTCTTTATATTCAAATGGAGCAATTGGTCTAACCTCTTTAAATCTTATTCTATCTTCAAAACCATAAACTTCATACAGTTTATTTATCCATTGCTCAATAACTTTTTGGTTTGGTTTAACCCAAGTATTTTTAAATAAGTCATGAGCTAAATCAATCTCAGTTCTGCCACCTAATTGTCCTTCAGTTTTAATACCTGCAAGTATTGGTGACATGTGATGTCCTGCTGTCAATTGTTGGTCAACCCATTTAGTTAATGTATCAAACTTCTTATCTAAATCATCCGCACTTAATCTTGTGATTTGTGGCGCACCATCTTTGTCACGAGTAAATTGTAACAACAATGATCCTGCCGCATCAGTACCTTGAAACTTATTCTTTAATTGTCTTTCGATTTCATCCTGCTCAGTCGGTGTTGGCTTACCTACAAAAGTGATAATTGTACCAATGTGAAACCCGCTTTTAATTGCATTTAAATGATAATTTGCAATTTCATATTCTACCTCAGCAACAGGTACAAGTCCTAAATATTCAGGCTTCGGATAATATTCCGTACCAATGCCATAAGATTTTAATGCATAGATTTGTTTTTCACTTGTATTCTCAGCATCATAGTCCGGTATAAATTCTAGTCCAGTCTTTTCCTTAGTTTGATTTGCTTTGCTTTGTGACCAATCATTTGAGTAATAATAACCTTCCTCGTTTACTGCTCTACGAAGATTATTAAATGGCATATGATTAACTTCAAACTTTTTGCCATTTCTACTCCATATAACTTCTAAATAACAACCTCCAAATAAAACATAATCTAATACGCATTTACTTAGAATTTCAGATATGCTTTCACCTTGCTGATTTGTAGCTTTTAATTCTTCAAGCAATAAAGATACATCACCGATTGTCTTAGCTGATTTATCTACTGTTATTCCGTTTCCGCAGATATAATAATGCTTCGCCTTTAAGAATGCACCATGCATATTGCTTCGCTCATAAAGACTTTGAATATATCTAGGATAATTATTCTTATAAGGTGGCTCAATACCAAATTCAATCCAATCTTGATTATTTACAACTTTAAAAACAGGTGGCTTTTGATTACCTAATTTTATATTAACGTATTTATAATTTATTTCGCTCATGATGGATTGTAAGTGTAACTATTATCTGATATTTGATGAATGTATTGAGTTGATGATGTACTTGGCAATACTCTTATAATTCCGTTTTCTAATTCATTAACTGCATTTGCAACAATTAAATTAGTTGGACTTGTTTGCTCAAATATTCTATAATGCCATTCACCAACATTCTGCAAGTTAACCGTTCCGCTTGTTAAGATTTCACTACCTGCATTTACTTCAGTAACTAAAAATTCATTGTATCTATCTGAATAAGTTGAAGTATCTGAAGCGATAAAAGTTTTGGTAGTAGTACCATCACCTCTAAATTTTAACTCAAATAAAAAGTAAGGACTTGTTAAAGTCTGCTTTTCTTTTAATGTGAAAATGATTGTACTATTTGAATTGCGAGTAATTAACTGCATACAATAATAAGTGTTATAAGGTCAAATTTTGTCACAAAAAAAACCCATCCTTACGGGGATGGGCTTCTCCAAACAACACACAAGCTAAATGCTATGCACCAGTTGATAATCCAGTTACTACTGATGAATCAACATAGTATGCCTCAAATGGTTCTTTGGCAGTGAAAGTGAAAGTTGATCCTGAGAAATCAGATAACATTTTACCGGTAGTGCTGTCAATCTGAGATGCGTATGCGCCACGAGTAGCACCCATCATCTGATATCTATCATTACCGTCTTTTATCAATACCATGAACTTATTCTGCCTTACTGTATTAATCCAATTACGAAGTTTCGCTGTATGGACATTCACTGTGAATGTACAGGTCTGCGTAGTGGAATAAGGAGTAGTCTGTGTTCCAACGGTGCTTTGAGTAAAAGAAATATTTTCAGAGTGAGAATCAATGTACCAAAATTTAGTTCCGGCAGCTTGCGTTAAAGCTGTAATTGAACCGGAAGTTACTGTTGTAGAAGTAACCGAGTTAAACTCAGTAATCCATACAGCTTGTACGCCCGATATTCCATCGTTACAAGCTAATGCTATACCTTCATAAAAATTACAAGCCATATTATTTTAAATTTTTAAAGGGTGAGATTTCTCCCACCCTATTGATTTATTATTAGATATTAGTATACTGAACGATGTGGTCACCAAATTTAATTGCACAGCCCAGTCTAAATCTAGTGAAAAACTTCATAACTCGGTCGTCTTGAGAATACCATGCTTCGATGTTAGCCATATCAGTTCCTAAATCAGTTCCTACAACTAAATTACTTGCATAAGTAGCAATGATACGATTTTTAACTGCAGTTGGAAGTGAACCAGTATCAACTGGATTATCAGCATTCATACCCGGTACAGCTACAACTTTCATGTTAGTACCCGGATAGATTAATTCCCAACGACCAGCAGCAGCATCAGTAGTATAATTTCCGTAGAAACCATAAGTTGAAGTAATCTTATTCAATAAAGTTCTGAAAGTATCCATTCCGCAGAATGCGATAACTGGCTCATTGTAAATAGCAGCAGCAGGAACTTTAGTGTAAATATCTTCAAATATTCCAAGTACAGTTGAAGCAGAAATTGAAGCTTGTTGAGTAGCTGCAATTGCAGTACCAGCAGTATCAATTGTAGAAATTAAACCATTGAAAGCCTTAAGTACAGTTGAGTTAGTGTAAGTAGTTTTACCTTGCCAAATTGCTTGTTCAACTGACTGAGCAATATTAGCAACCTTACGGTTAACAATGTCAGCAGCGATAGTTGTAGAATCTACATTTGCACCTTGTGGAAGATATTTTTGAGTATAGTATGCTTCTAAATCTTGCAAACAAATTGATTCTGCAACAGCAATTGGATTAGTAGAAAGTTGAATCTGAGTAATAGAAGTTGTACCACTTGAATTAAAACCACAAGAAGATGCAGCTTGAAATGGAGTGGTTGATTCTAATACTGGGATTTTTTCAGATGATTTGATGCCATAACGAACATCAACCATGCCCATGGTTTTGCCACCTAAAATGGCTTTTGTGATGAGGTCAGCTTTGTTTTCCTCAACGTAGTTTGTTAGTGATAATGATAGTGACATTTTTTTTTGTTTTTATTTTTTAATAATTTAAATATTGTTTTCTAAATTCATCGATACTAACTGAAGAAACTTTTTTCTCAGCAGCTTTGTGAGTAGGTACAGCAGCAGGTTTGTTTAAAATAGCCTCAATACCTTCAATCAACTTTTTAGAAGATTCACGAAGATTGTTATTCTCTTTTGCTAGTTCTTCTATTTGTGATTGCATCTTTACGGTTATTTCTCTAACCGCTTTGTTTTCTTCCTCCATTTTTTCGGAGTCAACTTTAGCACCCATCTTTTCTTCAATGGTTTTAATACGTGCTTCAAGTTCATTTATTTTTTCTTTTGCCATTTCAATTTCATTATTGTTAGCTTCAACAGGTGCTTCAACCGGAACTTCAACTGGTGCAACCTCTTCAGGTTTTTCCAATGGAGCGTCTGATTCTGCAATGTATCCACCAACTGTTTTAATTTTGTAGGTAGCTTCACCGATTTTAACAGCATATTCGCCATCAGCAATTGGTGACATAACTCCATCAGTTGACATGGCCCATACCATTGCGCCAACTACTGGCATATCTAGGTCTATTTCAACCATAGTTCCATCTTCCAAAACTCCCTCTAATGAGAATTTCTTAGATGCTTTAGGCTCTTCTGCAAAGAAAAATTTCTTCGCATCATCAAACAAAGCCTTTAATTCGTTAATTGTATTTTGTGGTAGCATTACTATAAAGTGTTAATTACTTATTATTTGTCACGAATTTTGCTAAATGTTTACGCATACTTGCTATTCTATCATGCAGATTTTCAAGCTTTTGCGCTTGTTCTTCTTTTATTTTTGCGTGTTTAAAAATTCCTTCAACACTAAATCCCATGACTTCGCCTGCTTTTATCTTATTTTCCCATACATCAATGTTATCAACTGCAAATGATACCCACCATGATCCATCTGAAAGTTCACCGAATTGTTTAGGTGCGGATGTACCACGCTCAGAATCTACAAAGATTGACTCTATAATATATACTCCTTCTTGATAGGCATTGTCTTGATGCATCAAGTTTACTTTGTTTATCAGATTATTCTTAAAGAATTTTTTACCAATCTTAAAAATATCATCTTTACTGAACTGCACATAAAATTCAAATCCATTTTCATTACGGTAAATAGGCATATCGGCAGCCATAGCCACACCACTAACAATCTTTTTTTCTTTGTCAGTTACTTGAAACTTTAATTTTTTGTGGTCATTAAATCTTTGCCACATCATATCAGTTGCAGGTGCATCCACAAATGATATTGCATTTAATCCGGTAGGGATTTTCTCACCATCTATTTCAGCAAAATCTTCATCGATGAATGCTCTAAATACTGGCAGTTTTCTTTTTGGGTTTAATTTTTCCATGTTATTCAATTGATGCTTTTTGTTCTATTTTTTGTACATTTTTTTGACTACTTGAAATATCAGTTTCAGTTACGAAAACTTTCACTGGTTCTTGTGCTTGTTCTCCAAATCCAATAGATGCTAAGTTAGTTGATGTATTTGAAACAGGTGCAGATAAGTTTGGTGCAAATGCTCCTGCTGCACCTCCACCACCACCACCTGCGGATGGAGTATCTTTGGAATCAAATTTAGTTTGCTCAATTTTTCTAATGTTAGCAATACCTGCTGCAATGGCAGTAGCTGCTGCAATAGGTGCTAATACAGGCCCAACAATTGGAACACCGATTGAACCTTTGTAAGCAGCAACCGCACTTTGATATGTATCAATAACTGCACTTGCAATGTTTATAGCTTTCTGAGTTTCAAATGCTCTCTTTTGCGCTTCTTTACTTTTACCTGCAAATGCACCAACTAAATCAGCAGTAGCTTGCAATGCTCCTTTGGTTATGTTTAAAGTAGCTTCTGCTGCTTGTCTTTTTCTTTCAGCATCTCTAGCATCAATCTCAGCCATTTTAGCATCAAAAGCTTCTCTAGCTGCTGTTAACTCCTCATAGTTTTTAGATGTATCTTGTTTTATTTTTTCAAACTGTAATCTAGCAAGTTCCCTTTCTTCATCATCAGTAATTTGTTTATTCCTTTGTAATGTTTTTATTCTTGTTTCTTGCAACAATATTTCTTCATCTATGTTACGAAG